TCAATTCGCCGGGTGGCGACATGTTCGAGGGGATTGCGATCTACAATCTGCTGCGGGCCCATCCTGCGAAAGTCACCGTCGAGGTGCTGGGCTGGGCGGCTTCCGCTGCCTCGATCATCGCCATGGCCGGTGACGACATCCGCATGGGGCTCGGCTCCTTCATGATGGTGCACAATGCCTGGGGCATGGTGATCGGCAACCGCCATGACATGCGCGAGGCCGCCATCCTGTTCGACCAGTTCGATGCGGCGCTCGCCGACATCTATCAGGCTCGCACCGGCATGGAGCGCGCCGATATCGAACAGCTGATGGACGCGGAAACCTTCATGACGGCGGCACAGGCTGTCGAACACGGCTTTGCCGATGTCGTCGACGATGCCCAAATCCATGCAGAGACCAATGCGTCCGCGCAGGTCCGCCCCGAAATCCATGCCAAGCGCCGCATCGATGCCGCCTTGGCGCAACAGGGCATCTCGCGCACGGAGCGGCGCAAGATGTTTTGCCAGATTGCCGGCATGCACGACGCTGCCGACACCGCCACGCACGACGCTGGCTTCCATGCAGCCGCCATCCAGCGGCTGATCGACACCATCAGATCATAGGAGAACCCATCATGGGTATCGAACTCACCCCGCGTGCGCGCGGGATCCTTGCCGTGCGCGCTGATTCCGGCAGCACCACAAAGATCCTCGCTGAGTTGCAGAAGACCTTCGAGGACTTCAAGGCCGAGCGCGACAAGGAGCTGGCCGACATCAAGGCCGGCATGGCCGACGTGGTGCAGACCGAAAAGGTCGATCGCATCAATGCCGAGATCACCGCCCTGCAAAAGGCGCTCGACGAGACCAACGCCATGCTGGCAGCGGTCAAGGTCGGCGGTGTTGGCGGGACGACCGATCCGGACAAGGCCGAGCATGCGCAAGCCTTCGACCGCTTCTTCCGCCGCGGTGTCGATGCCGGCCTGCGTGATCTGGAGGTCAAGGCCAAGCTGACCACCCAGTCCGATCCCGACGGCGGTTATCTGGTGCCGGAAGAGACCGAGGCCGGGATCGACCGGGTGCTCGGCACCGTCTCCACCATCCGCTCGCTCGCCCGCACCATCTCGATCTCGACCAGTACCTACAAGAAGCTGGTCAATATGGGCGGGGCGACGTCGGGCTGGGTTGGCGAGGAACAGGATCGTCCTGGCACGGCCACGCCGACCTTGCGTGAGATCGCCATCAATACCGGCGAGATCTACGCCATGCCCGGCACCACGCAGACCTCGCTCGACGATGCGCGCATCGATCTTGCCGCATGGCTGGCCGAGGAAGTGGCGATCGAGTTCGCCGAACAGGAGGGGGCTGCCTTTGCCCATGGCGACGGCATCAACAAGCCGCGCGGCATCCTTGCCTATGACACGGTGGCCAATGCCTCCCATGCCTGGGGCAAGATCGGCTTCGTCGCTTCAGGCAAGGCTGACGGCTTTGTTGCGGCGACCGCCTCGGCCAATCCTGCCGATTGCCTGATCGACCTCTACTATGCCCTGAAATCCGGCTACCGGAACGGGGCCTCCTGGCTGATGTCGGATGCGACCATGAACACGGTGCGCAAGTTCAAGGACGCCGAGGGCGCCTATGTCTGGGCGCCACCCTCCGGCCCTGCACAGGTGGCCACCATCCTCGGCAAGCCGGTCCATACCGACGACAATATGCCGGCGGTGGCGGCGAACGCCTTTCCCGTCGCCTTCGGGGACTTCGGCCGCGCCTATCTGATCGTCGACCGCATCGGCATCCGCGTCCTGCGCGATCCCTACACCGCCAAGCCGAACGTGTTGTTCTACACCACCAAGCGGGTCGGCGGCGGCGTGGTCAACTTCGAGGCGCTCAAGCTGCTGAAGGTCAGCACCTGATCCACATGACGGGCGGCTCCGGCTGCCCGTCTCTTCACAATTCCCATTCATCGAAAGGACATCTGTCATGAAGGACGGTATCTCCGGCCTCAGCCTTGTTGCGTCTCTGGTTCCGGCCGTGGTCACGGCCACCACCAAGGGCAGCCATGCCGATCTGCAGGGCTACAACGCGGCAACGCTGATCATCACCACCGGAGCGATTGCCGGCGACGGCGTGTTCGACGTGAAGTTGCAGCATGCCGACACCACGGCCGACGGCGACTTCACCGACGTTGCCGCAGCCGACCTGCTAGGCACTTTACCGGCAGTGCTCGAAGCCGACACGGTCTGCAAGCAGGGCTACAAGGGCACCAGGCGCTTCCTTCGCGCCGTCATCACCAGGACCTCCGGCACCTCGATTGCCGCCGCCGCAATCCTTGTTCTCGGCCATCCGCACGACGCGCCGGTGGCCTGACATGCTCGAAGCGATCAGTCCGTCGATTGCCGGAATGGCTGGTCGCTTCTCCTTATGACATGGATCTCAAACAAGTGCTCGCACCCGTTCGCATCATCGCCCCGGCCGAGACACCGGTGTCGCTGGCCGAGGCCAAGGCCCATCTGCGCGTCGATCACGATGATCAGGACGATCTGATCAGCGCCCAGATCAGGGCGGCGACCGCCTGGCTCGACGGCTGGTCCGGCATTCTCGGGCGCGCACTCGTCACCCAAACCTGGCGGCAGGAGTTTGGCCGCTTTGTCGTTCACCTGCCATTGCCGCTGGCGCCGGTGACCGCGATCGACAGCATCAGCTACTTCGATGCCGGCAATGTGCAGCAGGTGCTCGATCCGGGCCTCTATGCCCTGCATACCGATGCCTTCGGTGCCCACGTCGTGCCGCAGTCCGGAAATGCCTGGCCGGCCACCTGCCGCCGTCCTGATGCCGTCTCGATCACCTTCACCGCCGGCTATGGCGCGGCGGCCGACGTGCCGGAGCCCATCCGTCAGGCCATCCTGCTCATCGTCCAGCGCCTGTTCGATGGTGCAGACACCAGCATCGATGCCGCCATCGAGCACACTGTCCATGCCCTGATCGCACCCTACCGCAAAAGCCTGATCTGATGGCCCGGATCACCGCCAATGCCCTGCGCGACCGCGTCCGCCTCGAAAAGCGCGAGGAGATTGATGATGGCTATGGCAACACCTATGGCCAGTGGGTGCCACAGTTCGAGCGCGACGCCTGCATCCTGCCCTCCAAGGGCGGCGAAACGGTTATTGCGTCGCGCCTGCAGGAAATCCAGCCGGCCCTGATCATCGTGCGCTTCGATACAGAGACTGCCACCATCACTCCCACTTGGCGGCTGATCGAGACACGTTCAGGCACCGTCTACAACATTCGCACCGCCGCCGACATGGAGCGCCGCCGCCGCTTCATCACCCTGCTGTGCGAGTCCGGCGTGGCGACCTGAGCGGCCACCGGCAAAGCCGCGAGCCAAAACCAGACTCTCCGGGAGAACCGCTATGACGCCGCTGCAAGCAAACGAGCAGTTCCGCATGTCCGAGACCGAGTTCGAGGCGCTGCTGGCACGCGCAGCCGAAACAGGCGCGCGGCGCGCCCTGCATGAGGTCGGTCTCGATGGTCAGGATGCGGCCGAGGACATCCGCGATCTTCGCTCGTTGCTTGCGGGTTTCCGCCTCGCGAAACAGACGGCCGTCCAGACCGCCGTGCGACTGATCACCACTGGCGTCCTGCTCGCCCTGATGGCGGGCATTGCTATCAAGCTGAAGCTCTTCGGACCGACGCCTTAA